GCCTCATCGTTAAGTACGTCGAAGCCGAGCTTGAGAAGCTTCGACTTGTCTCTATCGGTGCAAGCTCGTATCTCTAGAGGTTCGTTGCCGTAATCATATCTACTGCCAAACTGCTCCAGGAACTTAACGATATGCTTGCTGTAGCTCGCAGTGCCGGGGCGAAGGTCAAATAGAGCCCGCAATTCTTTATCAGGCTCGTATTTCGATGCCTTGCCACGCTTCATGATCGCGAAATCGTCAGCTAGATATAAAACCTTATCCATCGCCGCCACTCCGTAAAAATTAATGCATGAATCAAAGGTGTAAATTTACTATCTATAATATTTTACGTTTGCAGGTTACTTTATAACTGCGATTCCGTCAACCGCTCAAGTAGAAAGGAGAATCGCAGATGAAGAAGAAAGTTCTTCGCATCAAGCAGCGCGTGGGCGAGCTCTGCATCACGCAACGCGAAGCCGCCGATATGTGCGGCATCACACCCCAATCGTTCAGCAGGATTATCAATGGGCAAGAACCCGCCTACTCGAAGCGCGGCAAGCGCATTGCCGATGCTCTGGGCTGGAAAGGCGACCCTGCCGAGCTGTTCGAGCCTATCGAAATCGAGGTGCCGTAATGAACGGACGCATCGTGTACCTGTCGGAAGTCCCTGCCGAACCCGCCTACTCGCTGTTCGATGACGTTCCGCACGTCTTCGACCGCAACAAGGCCGCTGAACTCCTTGGCGTGGACGTGAAGACCATCAGCCGCGAGGTGCAGCGCGGCAAGTTGAAGTGCTTCCACGTGGGGCGCAACCTCCGCTTCACCCGCGAGGCGCTTATCGAGTACGTGAGGGGGGCAGAAGAATGTATGTAGATGGAAGGGACACCCGCCACGCTGGTTTGTTTGGCGACAAGCAGCGCGGCGGGCTGGAGGTGAAGGACGAGCGCCGAGGCGTTCATTCTCACAAGGCGAATTATAGCAGGAGGCGTGAGCAGCAGGGGTGCCGTGATTACTGGGTCAGTGTGTACGGTGCCGATGCCGAACTCGCGAGCCGTGGCGGCGTGACCTGGATTGATTAGCGCCGAGAGCATCGCCACGTTGAAGGCCGCGATGCCCGACGTGCTCCACCATTACGGGGTCAGGAGCCTTGGGCGCAACTTCTCGAGCCTGTGGCGGGAAGACCGCGACCCCTCTTGCAAGTTCTACCCCGACACCAACCTCGTCACCGACTTCGGTGAGGGCGTCACCATTGACGTGTTCGGACTCGTCGGCAAGGTAGAGGGCATCTCTGGCTTCGCCGACCAGGCGAGGGTCGTTTCCGGGATTGTAGGCCACGACCTCGATGAGCAAGCCGACTACACGCCCAAGGCAAAGGTCGAGCGCCCGCCGTTCGAGCCGCCCGTGAAGGCAGGGTTCAGCTTCGACGTGCTGGGAGGCGTGGGGGATAGGTTCTTCGACCTCTACGAACCCGATGGTCGCCCAGCCCTCGATTACCTCTACGGGCGGGGCTTCGATGACGCTGACATTGCACGTTGCGGCCTGGGTTACGAGCCCGCGAGCATTACCCTCGCAGACTGCTTCACGATGAAGGAGAAGGTAAAGGTCGAGGGCTACGTCTCTATACCGTTCCCGCTCGATGCTGCCTTCTCGAGGGTGCATTACTGCATGATGAGGGCTGTACCAGCCGACCAGCCGCCCGAGCACAAGGAGATTCGACCCACTGGCGTGAAGTCGCCCCTGTTCCGCGAGTACCTGCTCGCCGAGGGTATGCCCATCGTGTATCTGGTTGAGGGTCTGCTCGATGCAATCGCCCTGGAGCACGTGAGCAAGCGCCCCATCGCCGTCATAGCCTTGGGCGGCACCGGCCTCAAGAATCGAGTGGGTCAGGTTCTCTACTACACGCCCCCCGAACTGCGCCCCCGGAAGGTAGTTATAGCGATGGACAATGACGGGGCGGGCGACGATGCTGCGAAGGCCATTGCAGCCGACTTGAAGAAAATCGGCGTCACCTACTCGTTCTTGAATTGGCCTGACGGTTGCAAGGACGCTTGCGATGTTCTTGCATCGAGGGGTGCCTAGCTATGGGCGCGTGGGAAGACCTTAATGAGAGCATGACCGAGGCCGAGGCCGATGCTGGCGAGGGGCTTCTGCTGCCTCCTTGGAAAGCCGTGCGGGCATCGAACACGCCCCCTCTCAACCCCGTGCTCATTCCCGGCATCGTTCGGCGTGGCTATGTCATAGAGTTGGGCGGCAAGAAGAAAGTCGGCAAGACGCTCCTTTCCCAGCAGCTCGAGATCAGGGCTGTAGTTGGCGGCGAATGGTGTGGATATGAGATACCGGGCGGGCTTCGATGCATGCACATCGACCCCGAGGTTCACCCCAACGAGCTGGACAACCGTTTCGCGAAGATATGCGAGGTCATGGGGGCGAACAAGGAGCTGGTTGACTCCCATATAGTCAAATGGTCGTTGCGCGGGGTTATGACACCGAGCGGAAAGCCCGCCACCATCTCAGACGTTGCTCACGACGTGGAGGTGCGCTGCAAGCCCGGCGACTTCGACCTCGTGGTGATTGACTCCGCATCGGCTCTGCTCGAGGGCGATGAGAACAGCGCCATCGAGATAAGGAAGTTCTTCAACACCGTGCTCCGAATATCGAACGCCACGGGGGCGACCGTGTTGGTTGTCACGCATTTCGGCAAGGCCAAGGACGGCGACCGGGATGCGGCTGACCGTGTGAGGGGTTCTTCCGTATGGGGCGACGCGCCCGATGCGATTCTCACCGTGACCCAAGTGTTCCCCAGGGACGGGGACACCTCCGACTACCTTGAAGACGGCGAGATGGCTTGCATTCTCGAATCTGGCGGCCTCCGCTCGTTCGGGTTCTTCGAGCCTGTACCGCTTATCTTCAGCTATCCGTGCCACCGTGTAGACACTGGTGGCATCACTGATGGCTGGAAACCGAGTAGTTCGACCGGACAGGTGCGGGGAGGCAAGCAGACGGGCGAACTCAATGCAACGAAGGCTCAACGCGACTGGTCGAATGCGCAATTGAGGCTCGCCGCCGAGTTCTTGAGGCGCGGCATCGGCGCGGACGGCTTGCCGATGACCGAGGCCGCGAAGATTCTCGGAACACGCTCAGACAAGCTTTGCGAAAAGCTGAACGACAAGGGCAGCGACCTATTCACCTACGACAAGCGCAAGGGCAAGAACTACATCATCCTCAAGGACGTGCCCGAGCAGCCCCCGAGGCTCGAATTTGACGAGCAACCCCCCACATGCCCCCTTATATAGAGCATGTAGGGGGGTGTTGTTCCCCCCTTTGTGGGTGCTGCGCCACCCACACGGGAGGTACCTCACAATGTTGGCTTTCAGGTGGGCACCCACCACGAGAGAAAGGTTTCAGATGCCAGAGAGCAAGCCCTCTACTACCAGCTTCACAAACACCATCACCGGGAAGGCCTGGGGCGAGACTGGCGAGGTGTTCGCCCTCATGTGCCCGATGACCCAGAAGAACTGTCACAGCCTATGCGCCTGCTTCAAGGAGAACCGCACGACCACGGGCTACAGGGGGACACCCGAGGACATTGCCTTCCGAGTTGACGGTCATGCATTCGGGCAATGCGAGCTGTTCGAGTTCTACATCGGAGCATACCGTGACTAGCAGGGTTACTTTATCAATCTAGATGCGCCGTACCATATATGGGACACTATATTTGGCGCGGCGATAGGGGAGCCACCGTCGCCGCGCTTAGTCGATTACCCGCCGACTCAGGAGCATCATATATGGCTTTCATTTCCGACTTGTTCAAGCGCCGTGCCGACAAGCGCACCGAGCGCCTCGAGGTGACGGGGCGACCCGCGACCTTCACGGCCTTCTCAGGCGACCCCTACAGCAACGACGTTTTCCGCGCTGGCGTTGACGCAATCGCACGCCTCGCGGCAAAGTTTCTCCTTACCCCCGTCGTGTGCTTCTCGGACGGCACGAGCGCACAAAGCGACGATAGGCTCGCGAGGCTGCTTCAAGTGGAGCCTAACCCCCTGATGACGGCTTACGACCTGCTTTACATGCAGTACACGCACCTCTACCTGCACAACAACAGCTACGTATACATCAACCGGAAGGGCGGGCGAATCGTCGGCCTCTATCCCGTTCATGTATCGCATTGCGATTACACCGTTGACCAGGCGGGAAACGTCTACTGCGAGTTCACCTTCGCGAACGGGCGAACCTACACCTTGCCCTACCGCGACGTTATCCACCTCCGCAGGCACTTCAACAGCGCCGACGTTGAGGGCGACCCGAACGATGCCATCACGGCTGGCGTAGAGCTGGCAGATGTTCAGAACCAGGGCATCCGCAACGCAATCAAGGCCGCCGGCAGCATTCGCGGCATCGTCCACTTCACCCAGATTCTCAACGCCGAGAAACTTCGCGAGAGCAAGGAGGCGTTCGTCAAGGACTACCTGAGCCTCGAGAACAGCGGGGGCATTGCCGCCGTTGACCAGTCGATGGAGTACACGCCGATTGAGCAGAAGCCGCTCACCATCAGCAAGGAAGACCAGGATGCCACGAAGGCGAAGATTTACAACTACCTGGGCATCGGCGAGAGCATCGTGAACGCGACCTTCACCGATGACGAGTTCGGGGCGTTCGACGAGGCCGTTATCGAGGCGCTTGCCTTGCAGACCGAACTCGAGTTCACGCGCAAGATTTACACGCCCGAGCAGATCGCGAGGGGGCGCAAGGTCGATTGCAGCACATCGCGCTTGCACTTTATGAACAACGCCCGCAAGGTAGAGCTGATTAAGAACGCGATACCTATGGGCGTTCTCACCATCAACCAGGGGCTTGACCTGTTGGGCTTGCCGCTCATCGCGGAAGACCGCCGTATTCAGTCGCTCAACTACGCGAGCGCCGACCTTGTAGACCAGTACCAGCTTTTCCGAGCTGGCAACGGCACCGTCCACAGCGCCTTGGGGGAGGGCTACGCCCCCAATGGCGGCTTCGAGGGTATGCCCGACGATGACGGCACCGAGAACGACCCCACGGCATAAGGAGGCGGCACGGTGAAGGAAATCAGAACCGCGAACTTGGAAACGACCCAGGACGAGCTGACGCTCACGGGCTGGCCTATCGTTTTCGACACTCCCACCAGCATCAACGACCCCGATGGTCGGACATACACCGAAATCATCGAGCGCGGGGCGCTGGACTTCGCAGACCTCCACGACTCCACGCTGATTTACAACCACGACGAAAACCGTGTGCCTTTGGCACGGACACCCGGCACGATGACGCTAGAAGTAGCCGAGAGGGGCTTGTATATGGTTGCCAAGCTGGCAGGCGACAACCAGACGAGCCGCGAAGTCTACAGCGCCGTGAGGCGCGGCGACCTGTCGGGCATGTCGTTCGCTTTCACAGTGCCCGAGGGCGGCAGCTCTTACGACCCTGTGACGAACACCCGCACCATCAGCAGGATTGCCAAGGTGTACGAGGTTTCCGTCGTGCCGTTCCCCGCCTATCCCACGACCTCGGTAGAGGCGCGGAGCGCCATACGCAAGGCGCAAGACGAGGCGCAACGGCGCGAGGTGTTGAAGAAAACCACCCTGATACGTTTAAGGAGAATGCAGAATGACTAAATACGCTACGGTCGCCGAGGCCTACGGCTTCTGGAAGAACTCCACCGTCTCCGTGATGGAGGCGCGTGCCAAGGCAATCGAGAAGGACATCGCCGAGAACCCGAACGCCGACGTTGCGGCTTACGCAATCGAGGCCGAGGCCTTGGAGCAGGCCATTTCCGAGAAGCGCGAGCAGACCCAGCCGCAAATCGTCCATCCGGGCGGCATCATCAGGAGCGCTGGCGAGGGCAATGACGGCGAGGGCGCGGCCTCCAAGGTCTACCGCTCCGCTTTCTACAAGCACTTGCAGGGCAACAAGCTCACCCAGGCCGAGCAGGCCGCTTTCGATAGCGTCAACGCCGAGAAGCGTGCGGGCGATGCCTTCAACAAGCTTTCTGACAGCGCCGCCGTCATCCCGACCCAGACGCTCAACGAAATCATCGTGAAGGCTCGCGACATGGGCGGCATCATGGGCATTTCTCGCGGCTTCAACATGCCCGCGAACATCTCCATCCCCGTCGCCACCCCGGGCGCTGCCGCACAGTGGCACGTCGAGGGCGCTACCGTGAACACGGAGAAGGCAGACCCCACGCCCGTCACCTTCGGCGCATTCGAGATTATGCGCATCCTTTCCATCTCCGCTGCCGTGCGCACCATGTCTATCGGCGCGTTCGAGGCCTACCTCGCCGACGAGCTGTCGGCCTCCGTCATGGCGTGTCTCGCCAAAGCTATGGTCGACGGCACGGGCAACGGTCAGGGCAAGGGCATCGTGTCCGGCATCACCTGGACGGAAGGCACCAACAAGGTGACGGTCGCCGCAAGCAAGTCTCTCGCCTATGCGGATGTTGTCGGCGCAATCGCCCTGCTGCATCGCGGCTACTCGCAGAACGCGACCTTCGTGATGAACAACACGACCCTCTACACCGACGTTTACGGCCTGACCGACGAGAACAAGCGGCCTATCTTCGTAGCCGACCCGGTTGAGAAGGGCAAGGGGCGCATCCTCGGTTTCCCCGTCGTGATCGATGACTACATGGAAGACCACGACATTCTGTTCGGAGACTTCCGCTACAACGGCTACAACATGCCCGAGGGCATCGCGCTTGACGTGAGCCGCGACAGCTCGTTCGCGAAGGGTCTTATCGACTTCCGCGCCCTTGCCGTCGCCGACTGCAAGCCGATTGTCGACGAGGCGTTCGTGTACGTCACCAAGGCCACGGCCTAAACGATAGGGGGCTGGTATGGCGGCAATCAACACACTTGCCTGGATGGAAACCGACGAGGCGCTGGACTTGCTCAGGGTGAGTTCAGACAACTTGCCGATTATCGAGCGGCTTGCCGCCTCCGTGCCCTCTTACGTGGAGGTCACGACCGGATACCCGGCAGAAGAAACGGCGGGCACTGGATGCCACGAGCTGGTCAAGCAACTGTCGAGGTTCTTGCTGCAACTGTGGTTCAACCCTGACGGCACCGACTCGCAGGCGATGACGAGGGTTGTCGAGTCGCTGGCAAAGAGCGTCAAGTCGCTCGTGTCGGTGGGGTACCTACCCGCCAACGGCTAGCGATGGAGCGCGACCCCGAGCGCACGGCTTTCTACAAGTCGCGTGCCTGGAAACGAACCCGAGCCACCTACCTCGAGGCCGTGAACCGAATCTGCGAGAGATGCGGGCGACCCGCCGTGATTGTGCATCACAAGGAGTACGTCACGGCGGCGAACCTGCACGACCCAGAGGTGACGCTGGACTTCGCGAACCTCGAGGCGCTTTGCCGGGATTGCCACAACAAGGAGCATTTCGAGGGTAGGAGCTGCGAACCCGGCCTCTACTTCGACGAGAACGGAGACTTGACGAGGATATAGAGATTGCAAACGCCTGTCGTGCTTGGGCTTCAACGTGTGTGTGATTGCTTGCGGGTTTCTTGCACCGAGAGCACACGGGCAGACGATTGGGCAGACGCGAGGCAGGAACCCGGCGCAATCGCAAGCGGGGCGGATTGACCCCGGACACCGAGGCGGGAAAGGGACGCGAGCGGAGCGGGTACTACGCGAGCCGACCGGAACGCCGACGTAAGCCGCGAGCCTTGCGGGCCTGGTACTAGGGCGGGCAGCTAGCAGCCTACCCGAAAGCCTATCTCCATTGCGGTCGTACCAGGCGAGGGCGGCAACTCCTTTCCCCGAGCGCGAGCCAACGACGCGAGCCGATACCCAGGCACGATGGGCGCTTGCAATCTCTCTCACGGCTCCTATGCGGCGTGCGCCAACGTCGCCGCGACAAGTATCCCGAGCATCTCGTCACGGCGGTTCTAGCCCCTCAG